GCTGGCCGTTGCCGTAGGGGCCGTAGAAGTAGCCGCCGCCGAGGTACTGCGTGCCGTCCTTGGCGAGGCGGAGCGCCTGGTAGTCGGTCGGGTTGATGACGATGGCGTCGGCGTTGTAGCCGCTGTCCCTCTTCACCTGCATGATGGCCTGGAAGATGTTGTCGGCGGTGGGAGCCTGGGCGATGGCGCCGAGGCCAGAGGTGGCGAGCAGGGTCGTCATGAGGTATGCCTCGATGGCGGAGTCGAGCTCGTAGAGGCCGCGGGCGTCGATGGCGCTCTTGAGGAATGCGTTGTCCTCGAGCAGCTCGTCGGTCTCGTAGAACCAGCCCGCGACCTTCTGCAGGGTGGCGGTGTCGCTGCCCTCGACGATGTGGAACTGGGGCTTCGCGCCGTTCTCGGCGACGGTGCCGGGGGCGTTGGTGCCCTCCTTGGCGCCGAGGATGAAGTACTTCAGCGCGTTGCCGGTGATGGCCTCGGCGCCGAAGAGGTTGCGGATGGCGATGTCGCGCACGGCGGTGTCGGTCACGACGCGGGAGGTCTCGAGCATCTGCTGGCTGGTCTGCGGGTCGGTAGCGGCCTTGAAGCCGAAGCCGGTGCCAGCGGACTTGGCGGAGCCGTTGCGCACGGCGTCGAGGTTGAGGTTCTTTGCGGCGAACTCGCCGAGGGTCTTGGCATCGGTCATGCTAGGCTCCTTCTTGATGGGGTCGTTGTTGCCGAGGGCATCGATGATGCTCGCCGCCTCGTCGGCGCTCTTCTTAGCGGCCTCTGCGGCCTTAAACTCCTCGATGGCCTTGGCGAGGGCATCGGCATCCTCGCCGCTCTTGGCCTGCACGAGCGCGGCCTTTGCCGCCTCGTACTGCTCATTGATGGTCATGGGTTGCTCCTTTAGTCGGTTAGCAATTGGTCGGCCACGTCCTTCAGCTCGGCGAGTCGCTGCTTGACCTCCTCCGACTTGGCCGCGTTCGGCTCCTCGTCGTTGGGCTTCGGCTCGTCCTCGTCCAGCTCGTCGGCCAGAAGGCCGCGGACGGTGGTTGTGATTTGGTCGGCCAGCTCCAGCACGCTGCGCAGCGCGTCGGCGTCGGCCTTGCTGTTGCGCCGCCCGCTCTTGACCTCAACGGGGGCGCTCTTTACGTCAGTCACGACCGCGCGCTGGTTTGCGGGCACTTGAACCAACGAGACTTCAAAAAGTTCGAGGTCGCGCAGCTCGTAGGCTTGCCCGCCATCGTCCAGCTCGATCGTCGCGGCGTCGCGAATCTCGTACGCGAAACTGAACTGATAGAGACGGCCCTCGCGGACCAGCTTCCGCGCGTACTGCGCGGTCGGGTTGTCCGCGTCGAACTCGGCGCGGATGAACAGGCCCTTCTCGTCCTCGTGGGCGTCCACCACGCGCCCGATGTTGTGGGCGGGGTCGTCGGTGTTGTGGCCGTAGAGCAGCGGGATGGGCTTGCCCGACTCTTCCCAGCGCTTCAGCGACGCGGCGAACGCGCCCGCCTTGATGACGTCGCCGTAGCTGTCGGGGATGCGGTCGAACGTCGCGGCGTAGCCCTCGACGATGCCGTCGGCGGGCATGGACGCCGCTGCGGGTGCGGACTTAATCTTGCTCATGGTGGTCTCCTTTACGGAATGTCGATGATGACGGCGCACTGGCAGTTCGCGACCTCCTCGGCGTCCAGCGCGTCGGCGTCGCCCGGCCACATCGCGCCGTTGCTGAACGGCTCGGAGTAGGGCACGGTCTCGCCGTTCATGGCGGCGTGCGACGGGCGCGGGTTGCCGCTGGTCACGTCCCACGTCTTCGTCGCGCCGCGCCGCGGGGCCACCTGGCGCACGGCTTCGAGCGCCGCCCATCCAGCGATTGCCGTGGCGAACGCCGCGGCGCCCGTGTCCACGCGGTCGGACTCGGCGCGGTCGAACACGTCGCGCGGGGTGCGCTCGCCGTCCACGTCGCCGACCACCTGCACGAGCTCGCGGAGGGTCGCGTCGTTGACCATGCGGGCGCGCTTGGCGCACATGGCCCGCAGGTACGCGCCCGTCTTTTTCGGGGCGTACGCGCTCGTGTCCTCGTCGAGGTCAGCGAGCGTGGCAAGCGCGGCGGCGTCGCTCTGTCGCTGCGCGGCGGGCACGAGGTCGTCGGTCAGCTCGGCGTCCCATCGCTCGGCGTCCCACCACGGCGGCAGCTCGTCGCCGTCGGGGATGGACGGGTCGGCGCCAATCTTCGGCAGCACCGACTTGGCTTGGCGGCGGTAGAACGCGCGCAGGATGTCGCCAATCTCGGCGGCGTCGTCATCGCTCGCCGTGGCCTTGTGGCGCTTGTGCGCGGCGGCGTCGGCGTGCTTGCATGCGTCGCAGCCGCACGACTTAACGGCGGGGTCGCCGCTGTAGCGGTCAATCGTGGGGTCAGTGTCGCGCGGGCTTGCCAGCCCGCCCTCGACGACGTTCAGCGGGACGATCAGCTCGTCCGCGCCGTCGATGTGCGGCAGGTTGAACATGGCGCGGGCCTCGTCGCGGGTCATGAAGGGGCCGCCCACTGCGGCCTGCAGCACCTGCGCACGCTCCTCGAACGAGCCTTGCAGCTTCACGGAGAGGTCATACTCGACGTAATGCCCGCTCGGCTCGCCGATGCGCGGCAGGATGTCGGCGTTGACGCGCTCGACCACCTGCATCAGCTTCGGGGCGAGGGTGTCGTTGTAGAGCGCGCGCGCGTTTTCCTTCGCGGATGCGTACGTCTGGCCGCTACCCGGCCAGATGAGCGCGGGGTTGACGTTGTACACGCCCGCCACGTCCTCGCGCCCGAGCCGCTTGGCTTCGCTCCACTCGGCGTCGTGGGCGTTGAACGGCACGGTCTTTATCTCCATGCCGTCCTCTAGGATGGGCATGCGCCCGCCGTTCGCGGCGTGCGGCCCCGCCCACGACTCGTTCCAGCTCTTGCTGAAACGCTCCTGCGCTTCCGTCGTCCACGGCTCCACGTCGGCGGGTCTGCGGATGTAGGCGTTGAAGCGCCCGCCGTTGGCCCACATCTGGCGGCGGTAGCCGTTGGACTCTATCTGCTCGTGCAGCACGTCGGCCAACGCGTCCACGGGCGACACGTGGCCGTCCATGCTCGCGGGGTCGTAGCCGTGCCACAGGACGAACGCGTCGCGCGGCACCTCGACGGCGTTGCCGTTGGGGTTGCGGATGACGATCGCGTCAGGCGCCCACGGTGACGCGCCGCGGTACTCCGTCACCCACGACGCGGGGACGGGTCGCAGCGCCCACCCGCTCGGGCTGTCGGCGTCGGCGCCGATGATGCTGATATGTCGGTCGTACAGCAAGAGGTCGGCGAAGACTCGCCGCTTGTCCTCGTACGCCGTCATGTCGCGGTTCGGGCGTTGCAGCAGCAGCGCCGCGGGGCTGTCCATGATGCGAACGCGGTCGTTGTCGGCGGCGCGCTCGTAGACCTTCCACGGGATTTGCGCCGCGTTGTCGGCCAGGAACGTCACGACGGCGCGGAGGTTCGGCTGCGTGCGATAGAGTCGGTCGGCGGTGTAGTTGGCGACGCTCGGCATGCCCGCTGGCGCCAGCTGGTAGTAGTAGCTCCGCGGCGCGAACGAGCGCCGCAGAACGTCGAGGATGCCCATGCGTCCCCCTTAATCTCTAGACTGTCAGCACGCCGCGCACGGCGTACGCGGACGGCTTCTGCTTGCGCGGCTTCACCTCGGGCGCGCGCGTCTCCAAACCGAGGGCCATGGTCAGCGCCACCAATGGCGCGATGTCCTCGCGTGACTTCTGTCTGTCCCACATCCACGCGCCGTCGCCCACTGGACGGGTGACGGCCACGTTCGCGGCGAGGTCGAGCACTGGCTGCGGTCGGTGCATGACGCGCACGGCGTCCGACTTGCTGTCGGGCACGGACGCGGCCACGGCGTCCCACAGGCGCCCGCAGTACGCGCCCACGTCGCGCCCCATGACCTCGACCACCTCCACGCCGTCGATGGCGTTAAGAAGCTCTGCCATGGACGACACGGGTGCGCCGCGCCCCTGCAACGCGACGCGCAGCGGCTCGGGCCAGCCAGCGCGTCCAACGCGGTCGCGCAGCCAGTCCACCAGCCAGCCGA